TGATAGTCGTATTCTTCTTGAGTGATAATTCCTTTATCTAAAAGATTTTTACGATATGCTGTGGCATCCCCCTCTTCCGGAGTCTCAAAGAATCCTGCGGCATTACTAGAACGAGTAATGACAGTCAGTTCTGGAAATGTTGGATCAACCGGAGTCTGCACCGGACCGGGAGCCGATAAATTAGAGCCGGTCGCATCTTCAGATTTTCCATCGTTCAAATGAATATATGTTGCATCAGCGTTGAAATTTCCGCCCGATTTCATATTGGTATTAGTAGCCGATTCTATGAACGTGCCATTCGCAGATTTTACGTTTACATTTCCGCCCGTACTTTCTAGATTAATCGATTTGGCTTGCAGATTGAAATCAGACAGAACCGACATGTTCATTGATCCAGACACATTCACGTTTGCATCATTAAACACATTAATATTACAATGTCCCGATACATCAACATTCAGAGCAGAATTTATTTTAATATTTGAATTACCGTTGATCGTGCACGTCGCATTGCCATTGATATAGATGAATCCATTGCGTTCTAGAATCTCATAGGAATCACCAACAATTCGATTGACCTTTGTACCGTTGGCATCCCATTCTACAAAACTTCCTGATCGATGATATATCTGAATTCTTTCCGAACCCGGAGTATCATCAAATTCCATCAAGTGACCTGATTCAGTTTGACGAACTTGGTTATGGGGATACTGTGCATTATAAGGATTTGGTGGCTGTGACCATGTAGCATCAGAACCGGCAACAGGAATGTTTTTAATTCTTGCGGTTTCTTTTTTGTATACAATGGTTTTCTCTATCTCTTCACCCCGAGAAAGACGGTTCGTATCCGACTCGGAAGTATAAGATGGATACTTTCCTTTTGGGTCTTGAAAGCCTTGCGTAGTTAAATCTTGATTCCGCGCAGCAACCAATGGAGACTCATCTACACTTGGAGTTTCAATTGCAGTCATGCCGCCCACATCATTAGGAATGCCTTCTTTAAGGAAGAAGTTCTTTTCCACTGATCGGCGCGTGACTAGGGTTTGATTGATTTTTCCATCAGCCATGCGCCACTCACCGAAACGATTAGCAGCATTCAGATAGCGAGACGAGTTAAGTTCAAGCATCAAAGAAGATGATGCTAATTTTGGACCGCCAATATTATAACCCAAAGAACACAATGCGTCAAACATACTTTGTGTCAATAATGAACGGCAACTACGATGAATGTACGGTATAGTTTCCCTTTTCAAGTGATCGGCAAATGCAATATCGGCTTGTTCCAGAGTAATCGTTTGACCTTCAGTAACAGGAATACCATTGATATAATTCGATCCCCATCCAATAGCCCACTTATCAACATCACGATAGGCATTCGCTTTGAATTTTTCCTCTCTCTTGATAAACTCTTCCATATCCTTGGAGATATNGGCATAACGCATCGCTGGATTCAGAGTTTCATTCAATGCTTCGCTAACATCTTGAGACTGAGTTGCTTCCGGCAATGGTTCATTAATTGCCGATGAAATTTCACTGGAAGATGATGAATCATCAGAATTAAAAATCATCGATGTTGAAGCATTGTCAATCGAAGACATTGCTTGTGGTACACCCGGCAGAACACCAGTCATTACCGGAATTTGGCAATCATCATCTAGAAATTCGATTCGAACAAAAGTACCTTCAACCGGACCGGTCGGAGAATCGCCAATGCCATTAATGCCCGCTGAAGTGATAGGTAACTGAGCAATTGCCCATGGCAAATCTTCGGTTTTTAATTGAGTTTTATCATGCGTATGATAACCAACAATACGTACCTGACACCGCCCAAGTTTTAATGGATCAAGTCTTGATTCGACTATACCGAATACAAATTTTTCACTCATTGCTTAGTTCCATTTAAATCCATTTCTGTTGAATCTTTCGATAATTCCATTGAGCATTCATGTTGACTGCGATTGATGTTGTGATTCAATGCTGTTATAATATAATTACCTGAAAACATTTTGTCTCGATAGTCAAGTTCGTTTACACTTATCGGTTCTGTCTTATTGAGATTCACGCGAACCTTTTGTCCTACTGTGTAATCAAGGCGACCGGGCACCACGACATTGATCTGACTGGAATTTCCACGTTGCAACAATGACGCCCTACGTTGGCGATAGACACTGTTCGTATTATCTGAATATCCGTTATGCGTACCAAAAGCACGATTAGATTTCATCAAAGAAGCCAATGGTCTAAAAATATCGGTTTGCGAAGCTAAAGGAAATTCGTTCAAACTTTGTTCCGACTTAAAATCATCTAACATCGTATAATTTTTGAAGTAGTATTTTTTGGTATTGATGTCGATACCTACCATCGTACTTCCATACATCCCATGTGTTGCCCTATCGATATAGTCAAAGGCTTGTGGAATATTAATGCTCTTGATTCGTTTGAATTCTTCATTGACATCACGCAACACCTGTCCATCTGGAAGAGTTGGACGATTATAATTATCAAAAATAAATTCCTGATACACCGGTTTGATGTAGAGACTTTCCAATGAAACAAAATTAAAACCGTCNCGATTNTCGAAAAATGTATANCTTGGCGATTGCGATATGTTTACAGCAATGTTGCTTAAATANGACAAATTTTTAAGTGGCGACCAAAAGTTAGAAATGTACTTGATACCATTTACAGTTTCTTCTATAATAGCTGCCTTTTTAGTTTCAAGACCGTCATTCTTATCCTCGATCATGAAACGCGCAAGATCAGAGATTTTTCCTTGAAATGGCTTGCTTGTCTTTTTGTTGATGTCAACCAATGCTTCCTGAGAAATCAAGTGCAGCACATATGCCATTGATCTATCACCCATCATTTCTCGATTGGTCAATTTATAGATATAAAATACCATTTCAAGATTGCCATTTTCCAGTGTAGGTGTAGTGGCTTTGATATACGCATATTCCTGACCAGAAAAAGGAAACAGATTAATCAAGTCAAGACTTTCGCGCAACACTAACGTTGCAGTAATGAAAGGCGAAAACAAATCTTCAAAGATTTGAATGTCTTTTACCTGAGACGTAACATCAACCATTGTCCCGTTATTCGAGAAAATAGTAATCGAATCGATATTGCAATCACCGGCAAATCGTAATTCTTCCATGTTATAGCAATTCCTCGAAATTCTTCAGTATCACCGGTAGAACGCTTGGCGAGATAAGCTTGATTCGACGTTTCGATTCGTTTAATTCTTCTTCATATGTTCGGTTCGAAATCGGTCTAGCCAGTGGATAATCTGATGAAACCGTATAGCCATTTTCATCTTCATAGTGGTGAATATCATTGGCAGTATCACCGTACTTGGCATCAATGCTTTTTTGCAATGTGTAATAGTCTTTTGGGAAATCATCAACATAATCAAATCGCTCGTTTAAGAGCATAATGATCCANTGGTAGAGTGGGTTGCCGTAGACTTTTTCAGCAATCATTTCAGGAGTTTCACCGTCTACAATATCGTATTCATCATAGAGTGTGACGCTATCAAGAATCTCCTTTTTGACTCGAAGGTTTGTTGTGATATCGCGGACCAAAATCCCCTGATCTTCTCCATTGATATTGAAGGGATATACCATTTTTTGAAATCTTTTAAAATACATTTTACATACCGTCCGCAATTCTGTCTTTGTCGAGCAATGCCAGTTCTCGGAACGAGAGCGACANGTTTATCTGTGTCGGCATACCATCAGCAAATGTGCTAAAATTACCGTTAGGTGTATAGTTCACATTCATATCGGTTAGAACACATGAAGTATGCCGATGAACATTTAGATTTTCTTTACCATCCTTATAAAAATAAATATCAAATTCGGATGGATAGATGTAGATGAAATTTCCGGTATCCTTAAATTCTGGATACATATGAGTCTTAAACGTTTGAATGATCCTTTGAACGTTTGCAGCTTCTTGCGAGTTACGCGGAAAAAACTGATAGTCATAGGTGAATGATCTATGTTCGACACCACGAAAGATTTGTTCTTTCATTGGATTTGAAGCAATCCCGAACATCGCAGATATGGCACTACTATTAGGCATTTTCGATAGGGCAAGCGCGGCAATACTCGCTTGAGTTTGTCTACCACCTTCCGAGTTAGGAATGTCTGCCATATTTGAAGCAGTGTTCTCGGATGACAAAGCTTTAAGCATTGCACCCATGCCATCCGCCGCTGCATTGAATCCAGTTTGGATGGCTTGTGCACCAAGCGTTTCGTCGTCACTCCAATTCACTGAGTAACGAGTACTTAATAGATTTGGCATATTCAGGGCAATTGCCGTTTTGATTCTTCGCACTGCCCGCGTTGCTGACGCTGCCTGAGACGCAATCACAGCACCACCAAAAAGTACCGGAGCCGAAGCAATTGCAGCACCTTTTACACCTGCAAGTACACC